TCCGCGACCCTGGCTGGCAACCGGGAAGCGGTGGCCTATGCGCTGCTGTGCATGGCAAACACGAAGATCAGCGACATCATGACCTGGGACGAGGCTGGCAATGTGACCGTGAAGGCGGCGCACCAGATCCCTGAGCATGCGCTGACTGCGATCAAGTCGATCAAGCAGAAGGTTGACCGCGACGGCAACTCGACGCTGGAGATTGAACTCTACGACAAGGTGGGTGTGCTGCGGATCTTGGCCAAGGCCTCGGGCCTGCTGGACAGCCCTGACGAATCCGACAAGCCCAGCGTGATCGGCATTACCGTGCAGGCACCAGAGGATGCCGTCAAAGTGAAGGACGACCATGACTGAGAAACAAGAGGACGCGCTGCGGCTGGCGCGTGAGGCGTTGAAGCAATCACACCCAGAAGCATACCGCCACACCATCGCCGCCATCGACGAAGCACTGGCCGAGCAGCCAGCACAGCAACAGGAGCCGGTGGCGTGGATCAACTGGTGCGCGGCAACCGGAAAACGATCAGTCAGCTTTGAGTGTGAAAGCGAACTGGCATCACAACCGCTTTACGAAGGCATTACTCAGAATACTCAATACCATTACTCAAAGTTTCATTCGTGGTTTGACAGTGAACTCCATCGTCAGAAGTACACCCAAGACCACCCTGCATACCTTGCCGCACAGGAGGCATGGAACGCCGCCAACGATGCGGCACAGCACAGGATTAACCGTTTGAACGCAGAGATTGAAGCGTGGAAGGTGCGATTTAAGATTGCCGAGGATGCGCTGGCAAAACTCAATGGGCCGGAACAAACGCCTGTGGCGACGATGTGGCAGCACGGCGAGACAGGGCGCACCCGCATCACCATGCCGGGCGACATTACGGACTGCTATGCCCGGTGGTTTAAAGCCTCCGATTTATACACATCCCCACCAGCACCCAAGCCGTGGGTGGGGCTTAGCACCGATGAAATCTACGATATGTATAACGAGCCGCGCAGTGATGCCGAAATGGTGGAATTTGCCCGTGCTATCGAAGACAAGCTGCGGGAGAAGAACGCATGAGCAAGACCAAAGAACAGAGCCAGAAGGCCATGCCGCCAGGTGGCCTGAACCTCGACTTCAGCAGCAGCCCGGTCATCTATGACTTCTTCCGCAAAGACCCGTTCGTGGCCGGGATCATGGGGCCGGTGGGCAGCGGCAAGTCATACGGATGCGCGGCCAAGATTTTCAAGAAGGCCGTGGAGCAAAAGCCCTCCCCCATCGACGGCATCAAGTACAGCCGCTGGGCCATCGTGCGAAACAGCTACCCCATGCTGAAGACCACGACCATCAAGACCTGGCTCGACCTGTTCCCCGAGTCCACCTTCGGCCCGATGATGTGGACGCCGCCGATCACCCACCACATTCGGCTGCCCGCCCGCGAGGGTGCAGCTGGCATCGACATGGAGGTCATCTTCCTGGCCCTTGACCAGCCCAAGGACGTTCGCAAGCTGCTGTCGCTGGAACTGACGGGTGCCTGGGTCAACGAAGCGCGTGAACTGCCCAAGGCGGTCATTGACGGCCTGACGCATCGCGTTGGCCGCTACCCCACAAAGCGCGACGGCGGGGCTACCTGGCACGGCATCATCATGGACACCAACCCCATGGACGATGACCACTGGTGGCACCGCATGGCCGAGAAGGAAAAGATGACCGGCCCCTATGCGTGGAAGTTCTGGAAACAGCCTGGCGGCGTGGTGGCCGTTGATCCCGAACACTTGCCCGAGTTTCCCGAGGCCAACGACCACATCTTCAGCGCTGGCAAGTGGTGGAAGGTCAACCCAAAGGCCGAGAACCTGGGCAACTTGCCGCCTGGCTACTACCCGCAGATGCTGCTGGGCAAGACGCTGGATTGGATTCGCTGCTATGCAGGGGGTGAGTACACCTATGTGCAGGAAGGCAGACCCGTCTGGCCCGAATATGACGACTCCACCATGTCGGGCGACACCACTGTTGACCCAACGGTGCCCATTCAGGTCGGTCTCGACTTCGGTTTGACCCCTGCGGCGACCATCGGCCAGCGCATGCCCAACGGCCAGTGGCAGATTCACCAGGAAATTGTGACATTCGATATGGGTCTGGAGCGCTTTGGCCTGCAGCTGCTGACCGAATTGAACCAGCGATACCCCAATCACCAGGTTTTGGTGTGGGGCGACCCTGCTGGACAGGCCCGTGACGCCATTTATGAGGTCACTGCCTTTGAATTCCTGCGGACTCTGGGCCTGCGGGCGCAGCCAACGGCCTCAAACGACTTCAAAGTGCGCCGCGAAGCCTCTGCCGCACCCATGCAGCGACTGATTCAGGGTAAACCCGGCCTCATCGTGAACAGGGAATGCAAACTCCTCCGCAAAGCCCTGGGCGGCGGCTACCATTTTAAGCGAGTCGCCGTCGGCGCGGGGCAAGAACGCTTCCGCGATGCCCCCAACAAGAACGAACACTCGCACATTGGCGACTCATTCGGCTATCTGATGCTGGGCGGCGGCGAGTACAACCGCATGACGCGCACGCAGCAGCTGGGTGGCAGCACCCCGAAGCTGGCCGTGGCCTCAACCGACTTCGACATCTTCGGCTGATGGACATTCTGGACGCCGCCAACGACCAGCTGGCCCCCACCGGCTGCTATTTTGAGCCGATCACCGACTGGCACATTGAGCAGCTGTCCGAGTGGGTCAAGACGCCCTGGCCCATCGACCCTGTGGAGACCATCCACTTCAACATGGAGCGCGGCCCAAGCGGTGCCCTGTACTACAACGGCCAGCTGCTGGGCATCATCGGCATCGCCGTGCTGTGGCAGGGCGTTGGCGAGGTCTGGACGATCATCAACGACAGCATCAAGCGCCAGCGCCGCCGCCAACTGGTCACTGCGGTTAGGACTGCGCTTGATATTGCACAGCTATCGCTGTCGCTTGTGCGTGTACAAGTCGCAATAGAATCGTCTGCAGAGTATTCACGGAGTTGGCCGCTGGCGCTTGGGTTCGATCTTGAGGGAGAGATGCGCTGCTTCGGCGTGGACGGCTCCAACTATCTCCTCTATGGAAGGATCAGACCATGCCCGCACCAGTAGTCGCCGCACTCATCGGAGCCGGTGCCACGGCCTATGCCGTCAACCGTCAGCAGAAAGCGGCCAGCCAGGCCAGAGAACAGGCTGCACAGGCTTCTGCTGCAGCCATGGCTGAAGCCAGGACTGCACGCGAGTCAGCGGCAGAGCAGGCCAGACTTTCGCGTGAAGCTGCTGCGGAGCAGGCCCGTCTTGCACGCGAACAGCAGGCTGCCGCGCTGTCGCAACAAAGCAGCCTGACTGCCCAGCAGATTCAGGCGCAGCGAGATGCTGCTGCCGGTCAGTTGGAGCAGGCAAGGCTGACCGCTACCCAGCAGCAGCAACTGATGAGCAGCCTGACTGCGCAGCAAGCCGCTGCCGCAGAGGCAGCCAAGGCCCAGCTCTTCCAGCAGCAGAAGCAGTACGAGGAGCAGAAGGCAGCCATGGAGAAGCAGGCCAAGGAGCAGGCTGACTCGCTGGCTGCCGAGCGCCGCAAGATCGCAGAGCGCGAGTCGTCTGCGCTGACTGCTCGCCGCCGCGCTGGACGCCGTTCGCTTCTGTCGCAATCTCGCCTGACGCCTGAGACCGGGCTGGCTGGAGTTGCGGCGAACGACGAACAAAACCCGATCAAGACCATGCTTGGCGGCTGATATGCCAGTCTCTCCTGGGTACTACAGCCGCTACTACGGCACCGCAACGCCAACCACGCAGGCGACGCAGCAGGCCGTCGCAAGCGACTTGCCAATCGCTGCGCAGTTCACTGATGTCACGGCGCAGATGGCGGCTGCTGGAATTCCGCAGCAGGAAATCGACAACTTTCTGCGAGCCGAGCAAGACAAGGCCGATCAGTTCGACCGCGAGTTTCAGCAGGCCGAGGCGCTTGCAACGGCGCAGAACCAGGCTCGCATTGATGCTGACAACGCTGCGTTTGCCAAAGCTCAGGCCGAGATTGCAGCGCAGGTGGCTGCAGAGCAGCAGCTGATCGCTCAGCAACGCGCTGACTATGAGGCGCAGATAGCAGCGCAACAAGCCGCAGCAGCTGCCGCACAGCGCGAGGCCGAGGCTGCGCAGGCCGCAATTGCCGCTCAGATCGCCGAGACACAGCGCCTGTCGGCTGAGATGGCGCAGCGTGCCAGGGATGAGATGGATGCCATGCAGCGCACATCGGCGGCCAAGATCGCCGCGAGCCGCAAGGCAGGCCGCACGGCTGCAGACCGTTCGCTTTTGTCTGGCTACGGCGTGGGCACCAGCACCCCTTCAGTGCTTGGCGTGCAGGGCAGCATGGGTGGCGGCGGTTCGCTTGGCGCAACGGGGACATTAGGAGTCGGATGATGAAAACGAAGGTCGAGAAGGTCATGCACGAATACAAAACTGGCACGCTCAAGTCCAGTTCTGGCGACAAGGTGACCAACCCCAAGCAAGCGATTGCCATTGCACTTTCAGAGCAGGAGCGTTCGCGCAAGGCCCGCAAGGGTGGATTGATGAAGGATGCACAAGCATGAAGATCGAAATCAGCATTGAGAAAGACGGCGAAGGCGAAGGCGAAGGCATGAAGAAGCCTGAAGTCATGGATGCCGAGCAGGAACTGACGCCCGAGCAGATCGCGCAGATGGCAAAGACAATCATGCAGCGCCCTGCCTCACTGAGCCGCAAAGATCGCAAGCTGCTTGCAGACATCCTGCTGAAAGAAGGTGACTGATGGCTACCAAACCAACCAACGGCAAGCGCCTGACGCCTGACGAAATCATCAAGCGCCAGTCGGTGGCGCAGACCAAGAAGGACGAGTTCCAGCAGCTGTATCAGGACGCCTATGAGTTCGCCCTGCCCCAGCGCCAGCTGTACGGCGTCTGGGAGGGTGGCAGCACTGGCAGCAAGAAGATGCAGCGCGTCTTCGACAGTACAGCCATCAATAGCACCCAACGGTTTGCTAACAGGCTGCAGTCGGTGGTGTTCCCGCCGCAGCGCAAGTGGTGCCGCCTTGAGCCTGGTCTTGACATCCCCGTGGATCGCAAGCCGCAGGCGCAAGCCATCCTCGACCTGTACGGCGAGAAGATGTTTGCAGTGCTGCGTCAGTCCAACTTCGACATCGCTATGGGCGAGTTCCTGCTCGACCTGGC